TCGCGCCCCGCCCGTGTGATTTGACGGGGGGGTCATTGTTTCACGGGAATGTTTCACGTTTTGTCGCATAACGTCCATTATGGAATTTTGTGCATCAATAAAATCAATGACTTAGCCGTGGAACAATTTATCACCGCAAAAGTGTCGGCTATAGAACACTATCGCCATCATTTGTTAACCTGATTATGGTTAACATCGTCATCGCGCGCGCGTAGTGTGTCAGCTTCTGTGTCTCTGCCCTCCAGCAACACTTGCTCCGCTTTCGCCTTCACCGCATCCTCGACACGCTTTAGCTCTTCGATGAACCCTCCGCCCTTCGTCTCAACCGTCATATGCGCCCTGTCGCCATATACCTTCGGCGTCATCCTCGCCGCCTGCCACTTCAGGATGTCAGCCGCTAGTCTGCCGCTCTGCGGGTCGATCATGCCCGTCCTAGCCTCGCGCTTGATGTCGTCAAGCTCATCAGCCAGCACCATCCCCCTGAACTCCAGAGCCAGCCTGTAGGCCGCCTCAAACGCCGGATCAGCCGCAATCTTATTGCTGATGCTTCCCCAGCTTGGCATTTTGGGATCACGGCACACATGCGTCACCGGCTCACCAGAAGCGACACGCTCCAAGAAAGCCTGAAACATTTCCTCTGGTAATTTATGCGCTACCATCGAAGTCGTCCTCCAGCGTCAGGACATAAGAGGTACTCTCACCTATCTCTAACAATACGCCGTCACACACACTGCACGTTATCTGTTGGCTCTCTTCATAAACCCTAGCGCGTGTCTGCTGTTCACACCAGTCACACACAACGTAATCTTTGAAGAACCGCACAAACTCATTCCGCTCAAACTTCACAACATCAGCCATCGACATTCACGCATTCTGCGGCGCATGCCAGATAACCGGCGCCGTCCACATAGTTGTCCTCATGATACGGATTCGACTTAGCCCGTGCCGCCTTCAACAGCGCCATCATGATCCCGACATCCACCGGCTCAACCTTGTGCCCCAGATGCGCTGACCAATACGCCGCAATCAGCGAAAAGTTGTCCTCCATATCTCCGTGATCTGCGGCGCGGTCTTTTGTGACGCATTGCTTCGCAGTCTCCAGAACTTCACCTCTTTTCATCTCTGCTCCTGTACTCGACAATTTTCAGATTACATGTCGGACACTGGCCCTCGACCTTGTGCCCCTCATCTCGCAGGAAAGATAGCGCAGTCTCACACACAGGGCAAAGCCCGTCCGCCATCCTCTGCGCCATCTTACCATCGCCAGCCTGTATCACTCGTCAGCCCTCGCATGCCGCACTGTGTTGATGATCCTCTTCCGAGGCGCCGGACCGCGAACCTGCTCCGGCTCCTTGACCACCAGCTTACCAAGCGGCCTGTCGCCACTCAATCCCTCTGTCTCTATCGGCCACACCTCCACCGTGACGCCGCTATCTGTCTTCTGCAAATGCACACTGAGGCCGCGCACATCGACCCATCCGTCTGAGCCTATCAGCACATAAAGCCGATCCTTGTACATCAAATCCCTGTCGTCACCCTCCAAGCCGCTCATCTCTTCCCTCCCTAAAACGGTATCTCATCATTTAGCTCACGCTCTGTCGCCGTTGGCTCCCTCTTCGCCACGCTCACAACCTCGGCACCCTCGAACACGCGCTTCGCCTCCTCAGCCAGCCTACCGGCCTCGTCTGATCGCCATTGCTGGATGATCCGCCCGACCTCGGCCACCGAGTACACGCAGTCATAGCGCCCCTCACCCTGCACATTGGCAATCTCTGCCCGATCCCTGACAATCGCCATCACGCCGCCGTCCGGCAACTCCGCCTCCCACCTGTCGCCGGTGAGCGGCTTCGCGCCAAGCTCCAGAGCGCGGGCCTCTAATACGCCGCATGCCCTGATAGTGACCTCGACCTGATGCTCAACCTCTGGCCCCGACCCCTTCTCTATCGCCGCATTGAGCTTATCCCACTGCGCCCACCATCGGTCCCTCAGTTCGCCATCAACCAGATCGGGCAACCTGTCGATGCCCCATTTAGCCTCATATGACCTGACGACCCTGTCGTACTCAACCAGAGCCGCCTGACACTTCTTGGCGTCTCGCTCATTAGGAAAGAACCTAGCCTCTAGTCCCTTCACTGGCTTCTTTGGTCTCTTTCTAACCGCCATAACTACCTCCCCCAATACGCTGGTTCGGCGATACGGTCCCTATAGGGGGACCGTACCGTACCGTATCGGTACGGAGGCACCGTATAGGTTCGGATGATACGTAAATTGCCCACTTAACTATCTGTTTTTTAACAATACACGCAATTCCCGAAGCTCCGTATCCTGTCCTATTTTTGCGTCCGAACCCGAAGTCACGAACTAGGACAAAAAACGTACCGTGTTCCGCCTTTGTTCTCGCCATTTTCATCATATCTCTTCCCCCTTATTTATCCAGCAGACGCCGTCCGCAATGACCACATAGCCGTTATCGACAAGCGCGTCTCTGGCAGTTGCGCGTGTTGATGCGCTTGTGTCTGGGCAGTCTCTTATGTGCACCTCGTGCCAGCTACTGACCGGCACCCTAACCCCACGCTCCGCGCACAGGTTCTGGAGCGCCGTCAGTGCGCGTTGATGAGACGCCGCCAGTGGCTTCTTACGCTTCGGACGAGCCGCCGGTGCATCTGTGCGCTCAAGCACGATGGACGTGTCTGTGACGCCCACCGACACGCTGACCATATTGAAGCTCATCTCATCAATCGGCTCCGCGTCTTTTTGCTTCTCCACCTTAATCGTCACCACGTCATCGAGCTTGCCCACCACGACGCTAGTGTCTAGTGCGCCCAACAGCGCGTTTGAGCCTCTGGCGCCCCTGCTCGAATCCTTGCCGCTGTGGTGCACCGCCAGCATCGTCCCGCCAGCCGCCTCGCGCACCTTATCGCACGACTGCACAAACATGCCGATTGACTGCGCCGCATTCTCGTCAGCGCCAGCGATAGCCCTCGCCACGGTGTCGATAATGACCAGCGCCCACTCGCGGCCCATCTCTTCCACGGTCAGGACGAGCCGCGCCACGTCCTGCTCGTCCATCATATTGACCGCGACTGGCAGGAGGTACATGTCCGGCTCATTCTCAAGGCCGTGATGCTTAGACCACGCCTTCCACCTCTTAGAAAATCCGCCCATACCTTCGCCCGCAATATAGAGCACCGGCCCCTGCTTGACCTTCTTCCCCTGCCAGTCGACACCGTGCGCCACACTCAGCGCCATATCAATGGCGAGGAAGGACTTGCCGCTCCCCGGCTGTCCATAAATCATCGCGAAGCTACGCTCAGGGATAAGCCCGTCCACTAGAAACTCAACCGGCGCCATAGACCACACATCCGTCTGCCGCATCAGCGAGTACGGCTTCAGCGCACCATCGTCCTCGATATCCGCCTCCAGAGCCTCGTCAGCGGCGTCCAGCTCCTCCGGCGCGCTATCCAGCGCTGGCGTGTCCTTGACCGCATCCATAAGGTCTTTCAGGGTGCCGCCCTTAAACAGCCAGTCAACGACATCACCCTTCTCCGGCAGACCGTCCAGCTCAACGCGCTTGATGGCCTTCGCCTTGCCCCAAATCGACCTGATGACCTGATCTGCGTGTCTGGTGCCCGCGTTGTCGTTGTCCGGCAGGACAATGCAGTTGCGCCCCGCCATATATCTGCTGATTGTGTCTGACCATTTACCGGCCCCGCCGTGTGAGGTCGTGGCGACCAGCCCCAGCTTTATGAGCCGCTCCGCCGCCTTCTCGCCCTCGACAATAAACACCGGCGCGTCTGGGTTCGCCAGAATGCCGACAAGGTTGAACGGCAACGCCTCGACCCCGTCCATATTGTATAGCCACCCGCCCTTGCCGTCTGGCCGCCTCTGTCGGAACGTCTTCGGATGATAGCGCAGGACCTGATAACAGACCTCGCCATTCTCATCTATGTAGTCGTAAATCTTCTCGATGTACTTGGCGGGCTTCATAGCCTCCGCCTGCCGGTTGTCAATGCCGAACTCACGCTTCAGCGTCTCAGCCACAGAGCCGGTGATTGTCTGGCGCCCATAGCGGCGCACGATGTCCACCACACCCCCGCCGTGATTCTCTTCAAAATCAAAATAAACGCCGCGCTGTGTATCCAACTCCTTCGAGCCAGCGTTGCCCCAGCGGAGTAATCCCTTCTTCGACAGCTTCGGGTTTGGTTCACCCCAATAGTGCTTTGCTATGCGCTCAGAATGCGCCGTGATATTGCTTGCCATTGTTCACCCCTTCTCTCCCTCTTCTCTCCCGTTAGAGGCGCTGACGGCGGTGGCAGGGAGAGGAACCACCGCCGCCAGCTACTGCGCTAGAACAGGTCGCTACCTGCCGGTGCGGCTGGAGGTGGGGACACCGCAGGGGCGGCGCTGACCACTAGCTCAGGCGCAGATTGTGTTTGTGCCGCGCCACCATCGAGTGTCACGGGACGCTCAACCCACTGGCTGATGCGCCACTGAGGGACTTTGAACCTCAGTTCGCCTTGCGGCGTATTGATTTTGACAGGTTCTGTGCCCGTAATCTCCACAACAGGAGCCAGACCAGCATTAGCCGACTTCTGAGCTTCATATTGATTGTGAAGGTCGTCCATCGCCCGAAGAACTGTCTTCGCGCTGTGGCTGAACTCTCTGAGGCCCAAATCCTTATTGCAGATGCGAACACGGAAGCACGGCTTGAACGCTGGCTTGCCGCTTGCATCGAGGTCTGGCGGGCACTCTGGGCGCGGCTCTCCGATCTTCGCCACGCGGAAGTCAGGCGCTCCCGATGCGAAGCTGAGAAACCCAACCTCGATCCTCTCGAGGTCCATAACGAACTGCACTGGCAGTTGGACTTCGCTTTCATCTTTCACCCAAACGCCATCGGCGCCCTGTGACCTGTCCTGCCGGATGAAGTCACCGCCCTTGGCGTCCCACTTAACTATTGGAAGAATGTCCCCACTCGAACCAGAGGACTCTGTTGCAAAACCTAGTGCCATCTCTTTAACTCCTTAACATCAACAGCAACTATAAATGGCTCACGATTGTGAACCGCTCTTTCGGATAGAACGCGCAGATGTCCCTGTCTTGGGGGTCTCCGCGATCTGCCCTTCCACCCATCCGTAGCTCATACGGCGAGGTGAAGTCAAGCCGAGCTATCACATCAGTATATTTGACGATTAGATAACACGGCAAACCTGTGGTCTCAGTTATGGCCTTGGCGGCCATTACCTTCGACAGCGAAATCATCACTGTCGGATACTTGTTCATCTCGAATGTGCGGGTCTTAACCTCGGCGAACCCGAGGCACTCACCGTCCCTAAATATGGCGAAGTCGAGGCGGTACTGTATCGGCAGTTTCTCCAAGCCGTAGCCCAGCCCATCCATCACGCCGACAACGTGCTGTTCGTTGGTTAGGTCGGCGGCTGTCTCGTATTTAGGGCGACCCATTAGCCACGCCCCTCCACCGGCCCACACTGTACCGACACGACCGGCGGCACATCGTAGTTCTTCGCAATGTCCTGCGCCACATACGCCTCTCGCCGTTCAGCGTAAAACTCGCATTCTTCTAGGGTGCTGAACCGTGTCTTCTCTTTGCCCATCCAGCACGGATTCGCTGGCTGGCCACCAATGGTTATTGCAAAACAGAACGCGAGGATCGTCTCATACATCAGCAAGGTGCTCCCTGATTATCATCATTGCGGTGTCGGTGTCTGTTTCCATAGCGTAGCGCCAATCATACTGCTCGGATAAATCACCGGCAGGAACGTAGTCCGCCATCCCTACGATAGCGGCCACTGGAAAGCGCCAGCGCCACGGCATGCGGTCATAACGGTAAACCAATAGCGGTAGCTTGTGGCACGCCTCAGCGGCTGTGCAGACCTGATCCCACCATTGTGGTTGGGCGTTCGTCCCCTGACGATACCTCTTCACCTCGATGGTGAACGGGAACGCCGGATCGTTGCACAGCACGTCACCGAGATCGCCCTGTCGGTACTGCTCGATGTCACGCTTGAACTCCAGCTTATCGGCGCCGCCGCCGAGGTTCTCGGTGAGGATGGCGATCACTTCATACTCGCCGGACTTACCCTTATTGCGGCTGTTAACCATCAGCACACGCTCCCCGCCAGCTTTGTCGCGGCCTCGCCGTTGGCGGCCTCGGCCCGCTCTCTAGCTTTGACGCGCAAACCCATTTCGATTATTTCGTCTGCGAGCGCGGACATGCTCCGGTGCACCGAATATTGAAGCTCATCCTTGAGAGCCTCCGCTGTCGAGGTTCTGAGCCGCAACAATGTGGGTTTGATTTCAGACACTTATGCTCTCCTGCATTTTTTTGTAATTAATTTGATATCACTCTTGTATCACATGTCTGGGTGCGCTATATATAGGACATGAATAGGACACATCGAAGGGAGATACCGATGACCACCGTTTTAGATAAAGTCGGATACTGGTTGCAAAACACAAACGATTTGCCAGATGACGCAAAACTTGCTTTTGGTGTGCGCCTCGACAGTCTGTCTATGGATTTAAGAGATGCTGGCATTAAAGAGGACAGCGCAGAAGCAACAACCGCTCTTGAGTCTTATGTCGATATGGGCGGGGATTTCGATGAGTACGTTGACGTAATTTTTGCCGCAATTAAAGCAATCAAGGCGGCGGCCTAACGGCCCCCGCCACCCCACTGATGAGGCTGACTGGTTATCAGCCGAAACCCGCCTCGGCGGGTCTGGGGAAACCGCCCCTAACAACAGAAGGGAGATCATTATGAACGTGCGGCTTGACGACATCTTGGGGGCGGCCCTAGTGGCCGTCTTCACCCTCGGCTGGATCGACTGGCTGTGGGTGTTCGGCGTGGAGAGCAGTCGCTCTTACACTTGGTGGGCGCTGATCGCCCGTTTTGGTCAATAGAAAAGGAGAGACCAATGAACATCGAAACGTACAAAAAAATCATCGATGAGGCGGACAATAGCATCATGACCGGCTCGGCTGTGACATCCGAATATGTCCGACTATTGTCCACCCTGCGCCTTGCCGTTGATGAGGCTGGCGCCAACCACCGCAAGATGGCTGACCGTGTAAACGATATGCAACGACAGATTCAGGCGTGGCGGCAAGAGAACGAAACCCTGCATCAAGCGCTGATAGAAGATCGAGACAATATCGTCAACATCAAGCGCGAACACCGCGCCGAGATGAACCGCGTCCGGCGGCAGGCCGGTATCTGGAAAGCTAAGACCAAGCGCCTCGAAGGCGTCATCGCGGCAGAGTAGTGAAACCAGCCGCCCAGCTATCGCGGCTGGGCGCTCATCGAAGGGAGATTAAAAGATGAAAAGGAACAAACTGGATATACCTGATGATTGGCCACGGCCTTGGAAAGAACTCGGTGAGGGCGAATGGACATTTGCTGGAATCAAGGTGCTTGCTTGGAAGAAGTACAAGCGCCGCACCAAGTTCACCATTTATGGCTTTTCTAGGGGTCGTTACATGCGTCTGTGGTACGGCAAAAAGGTTTTGCACCTTTCTCTGATGCTCAAACGCGCAAACAAATCGGAGACAGGGAGATGATTGTTTATCTTGCAACCAACACGGTCAACGGCATGCAGTATGTGGGGTGTACCACGAGGAGGTATCTGTCTGACAGAAAGGACGGCCACTTCCGCTCAGCCAGAAAGGGGCAAGGCGGACCTGCCTCAATATGGCAGGCCATCAGAGATTTTGGCCGAGAGGCTTTTCAGTTCGAGGTCATCGAGCGGACGGAAACTGTTGAGCAGTTGCGCGAGCGAGAGATGTACTGGATCGAAGAAAGAAACACCCTCGCCCCAAACGGCTACAACCAGAATAGGGGCGGCGCTGTCAGTGCGTTCAACGAATACAAAAAGGAGTATGTTGTCGATGGCAAATCATACTACGGTCTCGGCCAGTTATCCGATGCGTTTGGAGTTCATGAGTTGACGATAGGTGTTCGCCTGCGCCGACAGGGCTGGACACTGCGGGAGGCAGTAGGCCTCGACCCCGCGCCGCCTTTGCCGAAGCGTGAAGGGAATAGGTTCGATTTTAGGGGCAAAACGTTTTCTAGCGAGAGGGAAATGTGCCGACACTATGGCGTCTGCGATAACGTGTTCCGTCAGCGCTATCACCGAAATGGGTGGACGCTGGAAGAGGCGCTTGAGGTAGAGGAGAGGATTAAAAGGCATCCTTTTCAAAAGGAGGTGACAGTACAGGGCAAGATGTTCTCCAGCATAACGCAAGCGGCTGACCATTATGGCATTAATAGAAACTCCGTAACGAGCAGGCTGAACTACGGCTGGACCTTAGAGGAGGCGCTTACCACGCCGCTTATTCCTAACAGCAGGCCGAAGCCCTTCAGGACATATGTTCTGCAAGGCAAGACATTCAGAACGTACCAAGAGATAGGCAACCACTTTGGAATAAGCGCTAAAGCTGTGACAGGCAGAATACATCGCAACAAAGACAAGACACTCGACGAAATTTTCAGCAAGGAGACAAACTAATGGTCGGTAAGAAAACACCAGACAACATCGTGACGGCGTCAATACTGCCCGTCATCCTGAACCGTAGCCCATACGCCACACCTAATGAGGCGCTCAAGCGGGCAATAGACGCAGAGGCTGGCCACGCGCCGGACTACCTGCCACAGAACGAGCCTATGTTCTGGGGAGACACTCTGGAAGGGCCGATCCTCACAGAGGCTGCCAAGCGCCTGTCACTGACGCATCTGGAGCTTGAGTTCGATGAGGCGGTCTTCCACGATCACCTGCCGTTTGCGTGTTCGCTTGACGGTCAGGCGCTCGGCGGAAAGGTGTTCACGCACGATCCGGCCAACGGCATTTATGTGCCGCAGGGCGGCAGTGTCGACACCACCGGCCTCGGTGTGCTGGAGGCGAAAGTCACCAGCAACGCGCCAGAGGACGTGCCAGCGCCGCACAGAGGCCCGATACAGCTTCAGGGCCAGCTAATGTGCACCGGCCACACTTGGGGCGCCGTGTGCGTCCTGTATCGCGGCAATGAGCTACGCATATTCCTGTATCGCGTTGACGATGAGGCGCGGGCTGACATCACTGACGCAATCCACGAGTTTGAGCGGCGAAAGCGGGACATCGACTGGTATGACGTTTTAACGTCATCAGACGGCAACGTGGCGTGGGACCGCGTGGACGATGGCGCCCCGCCGCTCGACCTCAACAACATCGAGGACGGTGAGTATTACGCCGAGATGCTGTTGCAGGCGCGCGCTGACAAGAAGGCCGCCGAGCAGGCGATAGACATCGCCGAGGCAGGCCTAAAGGAAATCCTCGGAAACCACGAGGAGGGCAGCGTCACCGTTGACGGCGACAGCTACTACATTAAGTGGCCGATGCGGCGCACCAAGGCACAACCGGCGAAGACCGTGGCCGCGAAGCCTGAATCAGTGACGCGGCAGAAGACGTTGACCGTGAAGGCGGTGGCACGATGAAGCCGCTCACACCGACACAGCACACGGTGCTGGCCTTCATCGAGCGCTACATCCGCCGATACGGCTACGCGCCAACCGTGCGCGAGCTGGCCGAGAAGACGGGCCGCTCACGCACCGCGGCGCACTACCTCATCACCCAGCTCGTTGAGAAGGGATATCTTGAGAGAACCGCCGGACTTGAACGCAGCTTGAGGTTGGCGGCATGATCGACCCAATCGAATGTCCGGACTGCGGCGGGTACGGTGAGTGCCTCCAAGAAGTAGCCGTTGCCGCCCCTATGGCGTGGCGTGGCGGCTATCTGGACGAGAAGTGGGACGAATGCCCCACATGCGAGGGTTTGGGCCTTGTGGAGCGCCCAGAGGCGGATTACGATAACTGATCGCTCGGCGGGCGGCGTAATGCCCGCGTTTCCTCCCACACTAACCCCGACCCCTGTGGTCGGGGTCTTTTTATTTGGTGACGCCCTTGATCTTCTCGGCTGTACGCAGGCCACCAAGGCCGAGCATACCGAGGAGGACGGTCATGAGGCTGTCCATATCGAAGACCGGTAGATCAGGGACGTAAATCTCAAACGCGCTACAGATGAACAGAGTCATCGGCGCGAGCACAAAATGCCACGCCATCGCAAAGGAGAGGCACCAGCCGAGGAACGGGCGCCAGCCCGCCACAAAGATGGAGCGGTGTTGCGCCTCGGCCTTGTTGATCTCTAACTGGCCGCGAGCCAGCTCCTGCGCGTGAGTTTGGGCCATCGTGGCCACCTCATGCGCCAGCTTGGCTTTCTGGTCTTTGTCCTCGATGAATTTGTCTAGCAGGCTCGTAACCGGCCCAATCAATGCCTGTATCATTTCTCGTGTCCTAACCATAATCCGAAGGCCCCCGTGAGCGCACCTGTCACGGTGGCTGTCAGGGCCGTTGCCTGTGTGCTGATTTCAGCTTGCGGGATTTTCATGAAGTAGTCCAGAACCTCTACATATTGCCAAAGCAACACCGCCATCACCAGACGCGGCAACAGCTTCCACGCCAGAATGCGCTCCATAGTCACGCTCATTTCCACTCTCCTGATTCAAGCTGTGCCGCCATCTCATATGCCCGCTGGCCAACCTGCCGCGACCACTTGGAGTCGAGAAGCTGACGGCTTGCCTCAGCCATATCGCCCGCCGCAATCGCCGCCTGAGCCTTCTGGAAGCCGTCCCAGCGTGGCTTGCCTAGATTGAACAGCAGGGATATCACCACCGCCTGACGCGGCTCTGAGAGGCCCGCAAACCACGGATAGGTCTGCGCCTCCTCGATGCAACGGTTGACATCATTCGTCAGCAGGTAGTCGACCTCGTCATCAGACAGACCGCCGCCCAGCTCTTTGTCGATCAGGCGCCCGACACCAATGGTCCAGTATCCGCGACTGTCCTTATAGGCGTGCGGCACAACGCCTTCATGCCGCTTTATCATCTCGATCAGCTTGCTCATATCCGCTCCTGCACAATTTGCACCGCCCTGTCCCAAGTGTCCTGTTCAAGGTCCGGCGTATCGGGGTAACGCACCGAATACCTTTTGCTGAACTGTTGCATCTTTTCGGTGGCGAAAAAGGCCACCCGCCGGTGATTAAAAAAAACGTGTGCAATGATGTCCATCTCTTTCGGGCTTGGCAGTTTCTTGTTTTTGCAACCGTGTCCGTTCTGGTGGTGATAGTACGGGTTGCGGTCCCCTTTAGTCAGGATGCTACTGGTCTTCACCTGAACCTTTAGCATTAAATTGTCTTCGCTATTTATGGCCAGAAGGTCGAACCTGTCCTGCGGCGCGTGGACAACGGTCCAATCCCCCTCCAAACCCAATATTGCGGCGGCACAGATGAACTCTCCGGCCAGACCAGTCTTTGTTGACAAGTTACTGCAACCCCTTCAGCCACATCACCAACAGTATAAGCAGGCCGACTCCTGTTACAAGGGCCAGCACGATTGACACGACCTCGATGAATTTGCGCCGTCTCTCGCGTTGGCGGTAGATCGTTTCCTGCCGTTGCTTGCGGATGGAGCCTTCCATCTTAACAAGCGCGTCCCATTTGGACTGGCCGTAGCTGAACTGGATGTACTGCTTTAATTGGGCGCGTTGTTCTTCGGCGCGTGTCTTGGCGGCGAAAGCCTCCATCGCTTCGGCCTCGACAGACTGTCCGGCAAACAGCTTTTTGAATATGGGCGGGTTCTTTGCCTCTTTCTCTGCCTGTTCTAAATCAGACAGCGCACCCATCCAGCGTGACAGGTCGCTGGCCATATCCTCTATGGACCGGGCGACCTGAAAGCCTTTTTGTATTGCGTTAAATGCGGCTGATGCTGTGGCGGCGGCGCTAATCGGATCAATCATAAATGCGCGTTCCTTCCGGCACCAGTTTGGGCAGACAGTAGGCGGTTATGGTTGAGCCTTGCTTGTGCAGTGTCTGAGCATACCAGACGCAATCGGCGAGGCTCCGAAAATATAGGTCGTTGCTGACCAGCCGCTTGTCTTCGGCAAGACCCACGAACACAAAAAGTAGGAAAGCATGAACCACATTAGTCCCGGCCCATCAGCTTATCCAGCTTGGCGTCTAAACGATTAAGCGCATCCATAACATTACGCATGTCGTCACGCAGTTCCACCTTTGTGGCGTAGTCCTCGCGGGTTCTGTTCAATAAAATCTCCAACCTCTTCTGCTCATCAGCCATACGGTTAACCCACCAGCCACCGCCAGCGATGACCAGTCCAATAAGCATGTCGATGAGGCCGGACATTTCCATCACAGTGCATCCGGCCAATCGGCAATAGGTGCATTGCCAGTTGGGACGCCATCAACCATAGGCGTGTCAAACAATGCTACAAACGCGGTGTGGTCAGCCGCCGCATCAATCGCCGCTTCAATGGTGTTTGAGGCAGTGCGGACGCTTTGACGCCAAGACGTTACTGCATCAGGTACAGAGTAATCAGCAACCTCACTGGCCTTGATGACCATCCAATCTGTATCAGCCAGCAGCCCACCAGCCTGTGCTTTGATGGTGGCTTTCCATTGGCTCTTTAGGCCAAGTGTTACGACCTGAACACCGTCTTCCATAATAGGATTGCCGTCCTCATCAACAGCATTGACATCATCCAATGCTTTTGGCGTGTCTGCATCCCACCAGAAGCGCGAATCGAACGGCGCAGGGTCGGCCACAAATGTGAGGCCAGCCGCTGTCTTTTCCTCATCGGTCCAGCGCATCCAGCTAGTTGGGTGCGTGACACCATCTGCGTCCTGCCAGCTTCTGCCAGCGCGGATAGTTACGTTGTTATATTGCCACATTTCTATCTCCTATCGGGCGTTGGCATATTTGAATGGTTGTTCGGCAATGGCGAGGTAGATGAATGTTTGTCCTGATGTATTCCAATGCTTTGCAGTGTTTCTAATCTTGAAACCGTTAGACAGTATATCAAGACGGACATTTGCATCTTCTGCATAGTTAAGAGCAGGAAACAACGCATAGTTTTTATCGTTGTAACCCAGTCGTTCATTGTCGTGTAACCACCAATTTGTTGTAGCGTCATTTATATTTTTGGCGATTATTACGGCAGGACGAAAACCTGTGTAGACAAATGGTCCATCGCTGGAACCGTTGCCAACATAAGTGCCCTGTGCCGCATATCCATCTTTTTTAGCGAAACAATATGCCACAAAAGTTGCGCCGCTATCTTTTACGTCACCAAAGGAACCAGTCGTGAACACACTTGTGGTAGGTTCAGTATCATTCCAAGCACCTGAACTTGTTTGCTCCGAAGGTGTGCCGGGGAGTGTTATGTATTTAGTCGCCCCTCTAGCACTGTTGTAAACAATCCAGCTTGATGTTGCGCTTCTCTTTTTTAAGAGTATCCAGTCAGGTTTTGCGCCCAAACCGTGTCCTATGGTTGCACCAGTAACACCGTTGCCTGTCCAAGTTACAATGCTAAACCCTGAATCCGTGTTAGCCGACACAGTTGATGTGATACTGCCATCGGTGTTGCTTGCCGCAGTGCCGCCAGCTAACCAAGACCACAGCACAAAAGTCTTGTCGCTGTCGTTGGCGTTTGCACCGCCGCCATTCCACGTTATTCCATCGCTGTCAAACGTGAAATCGCCGCCAGTGTTTTCTGCGTCAGTCAGGTCGGAGTAAAGTATGCTGTCGCCCCGCACGATATCAATGAGGCGGTGGCTGTTCGCTAGGTTTCTTGACTTGGCCCAGCAAAATTCTGGCCCGAAACCCACACCAGTGATTGCGTTTGTCGAACCATTGCCGGAGTACAGCACCGTATTAAAGTAATCGGTTGGCGAGGCATCCTCCGCAGGGTCAATCGCTGGTGCTGGCAAGTTGGCTGAACACAAGGCGAGGAAGCCGGATGGTGGGCTGTAGTAAAAGTCGCCAACGCCGTTTGCGTCTGTGTTGCCCTGCGCTGTTTTTGTGCCAGCAAAACTACTGTCTTGACCAAAATTTACTCGTGCCGTCATTGATGAACCAGTGTTATTCCCAAACGCCGGAATCCAAGTGTCGGCCCCTATGCCAGTGAATGCCGTGCCTTGACTAGAATTATTCTTGTAAAAAGTAAGCGTTCCACTATCATAATCAAAGGCGATTCCAATAATATCTCCAGTAGTCCACGATGCGCCATAAGCACTATAGGTGGTATTTGTAAATTTTTGACCATTAGTAATATACCCATAACCAGTGCCTACAGATGAATTTGATAAACCCCCTGAAAAATTTCTATTTGCAGTTGCAATCCCAATTTCACTGCCCACAGTGCCAGCAGTAATAACATATTCCCAATACCATTTTCCGCTAGTAATTCCAACGGTAGAGCCAAACCAGTACCCCGGCCAAACAGCGGTCAAATTACCTTGTGATAAAACTGGTGCAGAACCAGCACGATGCATTAAAGCACTGAACGTACCAAAGTTATTAGTCGGGCTGTCCGGCACATAATCGTATGCACTAATGTTAGTGGCAGTGAAGTTGTTGCCATTGCCGCTAGTGTCATTGGCGTTGCCAGCAAACTCCAGATGAAAACCGTTAGTGCCGTATGAGCCGCTATAGGCTTTTGGTATCCAGATGCCTGACTTGGTTTCGCCAAAGGACGTTGGGTCTAGGGCAGTGCCGTCAACAAGGATTGTTTCAGCCATATAGCCGTCATAGTAATTGTTGCTATAACCAGACCAGCCCACATAATTTGGATTTGATGTGCTGTTGACATATGTGTCGTAGTTTTGTGATGGGTAAGTGGCTGTCGAAAACGAAGTAACTTGTTCGCCATTAACATACATTTTCAGGCGGTCAGAGGCAGTGGCCTGTGTCGTGTCACAAGCAATCACGATGTGATACCAGCCAGCCACATCGCGGAATTTAGCATTTGTTTTCAGATTAAAAGCATACGAGCCGGACCATTCCCAAAAAGCCAGTTCATCGCCAGTGCCATCATTAAAACGCAAAACGTGTTCATTACTGCCGCTTGTCGCACCCCAAAACGAATAGTTAGTGTTGAGGTTGCCGCGCTTGACCCAAGTGCTGAAGGTCCAAGTCTTGCGGTTGCCGTTGCTGGCAGGGGTGCGTGACAGGTAAGCAGAGTCGCCGTAGTTAAACCGCGCTGACTGGCCTATCTCGTAGCCATAGAACCCGCCGCTTGCGTACATCCACTGCGAAGAACCAAAAGGACCTGACATGTTGGCTCCTTATGCGAAAGCAAGCTGTGGTGTACCGAGCAGGATGCGCCCAGACGCAATTACAAGGTAGGGGATAAGGTCTGTGCCGCTGGCCGATAGCGTAATGCCAGCCCCGCCAGCAGTCTCGTAGTCGGTGCCGAGCGACAGGGTGTAGCCACCAGTCTGTGTGATCGAGATGAATCCTGACTGTCCCACTGCTTCAGTCGTTGGATTGGACAGCGTGGTGTTGCCAGTGAGCGTCAGCACAAAGTTCTGGTAAGTCGCAAAGTCCAGCGTGGTTGCGCCTGTAATGCTTCCGGCCGTCTGCGTTGCGCCGCGCTGCGCGGCAGTGAATGTCTGTGCGATCCCAAGACCGGCAATCGTGGTGTTGGCATCAGGCGCTGTCAAAACGCGAGTGTTTCCTGTTGTGACACTGCCAGCGTCAATGCGAACCTTCTTCGTATCGTCAGCGGGGTCGGATAGGGTGAATGTGTCTTGGATGGAGCTTGTGCCAGCGTTCATGTCGGCGAGATGGGCCATAAGCTCTCTCAGCGCGTCATTGACATCGCTTGGGACCATTACGGATTCGCCAAGCGCAATTCCATCGAGCGTGGTGTTGCTACTTGCGGTGGATGAATATTCAGATATTTTTGCGTTGGCCATTATGCGCTCCTGTGCTTGGCGCTGATTTTAACATAGGTATGCCCCAGCGTACATTAGGGTCTAATCACTTGGGCGTTAGCTCCGCCTTGTGTGTAGAGTATCGTGATCGGATTTCCGAGGCGGTCAGTTGTCTGCTCTGTCCAAGACTCTGGCTTTGGTGCTGGCGGTTCTGCGGCCTGAGCCGAAGAGATTGGGGACATCATTCCGGCAAAAGGCTCAAGGGCAGTTTGACCTGTTGAATACAAGAGACCCCTCCCAATAACACCGGGCATCTGACCCATCGCTCTTGAAACAAGGCTTGGCTCAGGCGGTTGAGCGGGCAACAAAGGCGCACCAACAGGCCTGCCAGCTCCTCTCGCGGCTTGAACACGTCCAATGGCCGCCGCCCTTTCCGCTGGGTCTGTGGCGAAAAGGAGGCGCCCAAGCTCGCGGCTGGTTCGCGGGCCAACGCCAGTCAGGGCTTGCCGAAGTCTAGGGCCGATAGCCTCAGCCGCCGCACCTGTTATTCCTCCAGTGCGAGCGCCAGATACAGCCCTCTCTGCCATAGTCAGGTCTTCAGCACCGGCTCTCATAGCCTCAGCGGTTGTTTGGAAGGTTTGAGACCCGCCAAGGGTTCTTTGCCTTGTCGCGGCCATCGTGCTTTCTTTTGACAGAGCGTCTTCAAGCGGCTTTATGCCGGTCTCTGGGAAGGCCTCTTTTATCTGGCGCACCTGCCTTTGGTTTCCGGCAATTTTTGCGGCAAAGTCTGCCCCGCCGCGTGCCGCCTCTAAATCATCTCTTATAGATTGGGCCATACCAACGCGGAAGTTGTGAAGCTCGTCAGGCCCAAAGTCTTTAATAGCCGCCTCGATTTCGCCTTCACTTCGTAAGGTTTTAAATTTTCTGCCGAGGTTAAGCGCCTCTTGCCTAGACATAGCATCAGAGTAGACACCACGAGCCTTTGCAAAGTCAGGGTTTGCCGAGTCCAATATGTCCAAAATTTCTTTTCTGGTAGCCTTGATGGCGGCGCCCATCATCGTGTCGTTGTTGGTATATGCAGATGATTCCCTTGTCCTAAGTCTGCGCTGGACAAAGTCCAAGCCGCGCATGTCGATGCTGTCTAGGGTTGTGCCAGAAAACCTTTCGCCCTTTTCTGCCGCCAAGTCTTGGGCATCTGAGATAATGTTTCTCATAGATGGTCGGGCGAATATAGGGCGTAACTTTTCGCGCAGTTCGTTGGTGACTGTGAACGCATTTGACTTATCGTACAAAGCCCCTGATTTTGCGCCTTTTATAACGTCAATGCCCGCCTTCGCCTCAAGAGCCGTCTGGCGCGGGACGCCTGCCGAAATCAAGTCTTGTTCTATTCTTGCGGCGGCACCCTCTACCGCGTCATCGCCAAACTGCCTGACATTCAGGCTTTCAGCTAATTCAGCCCCTTTACCGCCAGACTGAGCAACAAGACGCGACAAAGACTGCACGCCCTTGCTACTGATGTCGGCAAGAGCCATTGGTTTTGGCTCTCGCTTCAGCGCCTCAAGCGCATCGCTAGTAATACCAGCCTCTTTTAGCCTGCGGGCAACCATTCTTGCCGCCCTAACACTAGGCTCAGTAATCGCCGCCTCTCCAAGTCTGCCGATGGTCCGAGCCACAGGCGCCGCGACCTTTCCAACAACGGGGAATGTTGCGGCGGCTACAGGCGCAATGGCCGCGCCAAGGGCGGCGGTTTCACCAGCTTTTTCAATTCTGCTTTCAATATCTTCTCCGGCGCCAAGGCCAGCGACACCCCCTAAACCAGCACCCGCGCCCATAGCCCTGCCCATTTTTGTTAGCAGTGAGCCACCACGCGCCGCTGTGCCGAGAACACCGCCCGGAACAATAACCCCGCCAGCTATCTCAGCGCCTATTGCCGCCGCCGGTTGCTGGCGCCTAAAAGCGCTTTCAAGCAATCTTTGGCGAGAAAGCTCGCGGCGATAAGCCTCGCCCTTTTCTTCGTCCATTATGCCACCAATAAACGATGACGGCTCAGAAAGAGCGGCGACAATCTCGTCTCTAAAGTTAAAGAGCATGCCAGTCATAAACGCTCGACCCGTCCCGTCAATCGCGTCTTGGATTACCGCCTGATCGACAAAATCGTTTTGCTCTTTCTTTGACAGCTTGAAGAAGTTCTCATCAACCTCAACAACACCAAGTCCTTCAATTTTAATCTGTGGCATTAGTTAACCCTCGACCAAGATGACCCGCCGGTTGTTGTGTTTGCGCCGTTTGCGCTTGAGCTTGCGCCTTCCTGCGTAATGTAATCTCCCCAATTAAAGGTTGAGGCGATTGATTTGATGCCCATCTTTGCCGACCTTACCACCGGCTGGTTGTTGTAAAATTCTATTGACTCAAGATAATTTGGCAAAAAGCTCTCGCGGAATTGATAAAGCCTATTAAGGGCTTCCTCGGTTGTAAGTTGGTCAAAGTTACCAGCCAAAATTTCACGAGCCATTGCTTGCTCGAACTCAGTCATGACACCGGGGCCGAAAAGCTCAAGACGCGCCGCGCCGACAAGCTGAGTCAGCGTTCCTTGTTGCAGTGCAAGGTTAAGCTCTTCTTCTGTGTAATCAGGATTTTCTCCGGCCAATCGCTTTAGGGCTGAAGATATCTTTGCCTTTTGCCTAGCGGCAAACCCAGACGGGCCTTTTTCAATTTGTCCGGCCAGTCGATCAATTATTTGAAGGGTTTTCTGAGGCGCTCTAATGTTGTCCTCTCTATATTTTTGCAAGGCTTTCATGTCCATAGTTGTGAACGGGTCCATAAGTTGGGCCTTGGACATATCAATTGGACCAGCGGCAATGTTGCCTGCCTCATAAACGCTTCCGTCATCTGCAATTAATGTTTTTATGACCCTGTCGTCATAAAAGTATCTTTCGCCCTCAGACTTGATTTTAGGTGGCTTTGGCCCCGCAGTGCCGTTGATCTCTGAGTACGAGCCATCTGGCATAATTTTAAACAAGCGATCCCCAACCACCTGAAACTTTGGCTTGGTTAATTTGGCAATCTCTCTTTTTTCAGCCCTCTCTGCCGCCGCTCTTTCTTCTTCGCGCTGTTCCGCTACATCAAAAGCCTCCATCGCCGCCTGACCCATAACGCCCAGACCCTGAGCAAATGATGTCGGTTGAGTCTGTGGCCCAGCGTACTGCAAGCCAGCAATAGAGGCCGCCAGAGCGCCCCTGTCCCGTGGTGTAAGCGCCGCCAAGCCAGTTGGCCGGGGAGGTGGAGGTAGCTGAGGCCCTGCGGGCGCAGGAGCGCCGCCAGCAACGGCAGGCTGTGCCGCAGGGGACGGCATGCGATACGGAGAGGGGACGCCAGCAACATATCGAGCCGCGTTGATGTCTGCGAGCCTCTGCATGCTGGGCGATAAAGCTGGGGCTGACGGCTGGCGCACGATTGACGGCGGGACGCGCACGGGACCCATTTCTGGTTGCTGAACCATCTGCGCCTGTGACGGCAACCGCCCCAATCGCCTCAAAAACTCTAGTCTGCCGAAGTCACCGTTAGCCATTTATTTCTCCTATGCGCCCAGCAGGCCAGCAAGCCCACCGAGGACTGCGCCTTGGCCGCCAGTCATGCTTGGCACCATTCCGGCCAGCTTCGCGCCGCCGAGTGCGCCAGATAGCGCGGACAGGGCTGGTTGCCGATACACGGGCGATATTTCCTGTGAGCCAAGTTCACCGCCAGAAACAGACGCCAAATAATTCGCCAACGCGGCCTGCGGGGCGGCCTGTTCAAACTGGAACCGCTCTATGTCACCGGCGAGTTCTGCCTGAGCCTGAGCCTCCCTTGCGGCGCCAACGCCAGCCAGCGCCTCAAGGTCAGCAAAACCAAATTGGCGAACCGCAGGGGCTTGCTGGATCGCCGCCTGCTGAGCCTGATAAGCATAAGGAGCCAACGCCTGAGCGAGAGCCGCCTGCTGGTAGCCGGAGCCGTAACGACCAGCCTGAGACGCCTGAGCCTGAACTTGCTCGACAACAGGGCGGAACGCGGCGGCTTGCAATGGGTTTGTGCCCATAAGGTTCTGCATCACAACGTCCTGAACGGCGCCGATGAACGGTGAGCCGGTTATCGCCTGCTGTCGGATGCCAGCCAGAGCGGCCTGCGATTCAGGGGAAAAACCGACAACAGTTTGGCCGGGGTAATATTGCTGAGGTCCAGCCTCATAAAGGCGCCGCGCCTCTGAGAGGCCAAATTCTTTGAACGGCGCAGTGGTTGGGTCCGTTACAGTTTGTGTGACCGTTCTGGTTGATCCGCCGCCTTTACTCATCACTAAAATCCTTCATCAGTACAACCGCGCTCTCGCGGTAGTCTTTGAGTTGTCTGGACCAGCCCTTGCGGCCCACAATTTCCATCCCATCGCATCCGTTTATTTTTGCCCAATGAGCAATAGACACTTCTGCGTCCATTAATTCTTCCAAGTCACCGCCAGCGAGCCAGATGCGGCACATAGCCTTCTGCGGATAATCCACTATCTCGGTGATTATAGCAGACTTCTCCAGCGGATGAAATTGGGCCTTGCCCTCAGCCACGGTTCGCACGACATCCTCAAAAGTGTGCGACCCACCAGCATACTCAAGTGCCGCCTCAATGTATTTTCGGCATCTCTGCCAGTGATCTTCCATTCGGTTCTCACCCAATAATAAGGTAGGCGATCTCTGCATCATGCCCTTGGTTTGAATAATTGATAATCATTGTCCCCTGCGTACTACTTGGGTCTATGTATGGAGAATGATGCCACGGGTTGTGGTGGTCGCCAGTAAAAAAGACAATGCTCTCTGGCGAATAGCGCGGCTCATCCACTGTTATCTGAGTTGTGCTAGAGGGGAGTGTCACATAGCCGATGCTGTTTAGTCCGCCATCAATCGTGCGGTTTAACACTTCGGCGATTTCTCTGGTTGTGGCGGTTATAGGGTTTAAACGCCTAAAATTAGTGATGCGTTGGGTCATCGCCTGCCGATCTCCCGCGCCTCAATGTCAATGCCCTGAGCCACTGTCCAATTTCCGCTGATGTTCATCCTAGCCCTGTGATGGCGCCCCTGTGCCCTAAATGGCGCAAACCCGTCATCGTTCATCGAAACGGCGCTTGTGAATGTAACCGCCTCAGTCGGGTTTTTCCTTGTCCCGATTTCCATAGTAACCGTGCCGCCCTCAAAATATGGATATACACGGGTCACTATCGCATGCTTGCCCATTTGAAGCGGCACCTCGCCTGTCTCAATCGTGGCGCTGAGGGGGTCGCCGGTGAACGTATATAGGTTGCCGCTAACCGCACCGCCAAAGAAAAACTCGCCGCCGCGGTAAAGCTGGCTGTCCAAGACAGATGACAGGCCGTCCAATGTGCCGCTCAAATTGTCAAGAGCGTCCATTGTGTATCCAGCAGAGAAGAACGGCGCAATGTAGTCTGCGGTGACGTTTGCCAGAGACCAGCGGTTGAGGACATAGTTGTAAATGAGCAGGCGGTCCGGCTGTCCTGTGGTGCTGTTGTTTGAGGCGTAAGACCAGACAGCTATCTGATTTAGCGGGTCAACAGCCGCGCTCATATTGTTTTTATAGGATGCGTTGTGATCTTCCGCAAAGAACTTGTTCACGCGCTCCGCGCCGATGGCCTGACTGCTCTGGCCGTCAAACATGTAGAAGCCGTCATTGGAGTGGTAAAAAACCACGCCACCGATGTTACAGACTGAGCCGGGCAAGTCACAACCGCGCTGAGATTCGACTTTGTCAAACTGCCAGATCAGCGGCGGGCCTGTGTAAGTGGCGCGGAAGATTGCGCGTTCTGTCAGGATTGTCGCGTACTCACCGCCGACAAGGCCGGTGATGGCGCCCGAATCCGGCAAGTCCTGAAAGTCGCTTTGTGCCGTGCCAGATGTCCAGCTATCAATGTCGTTAAAGCCAGACCAGCGTGTGCGATATGGGACGCGACCTGAACCCTCGTCTATATTTGCCGTCCAGATGAAGTCTCGAACCACTGCAATATAGTCAGCCTTTGGCGGCGATCCCGCCAAGTTAGACCAAGCCGTGTCAGTGCCTAACTGCCACTTCTGAAGCTCTTCGCCGGTTCCACCTGCGGCGATTACATAATCGCCAAACTGAACAAAGCGCCAGCGCTCCCCGCCGGTTAGGTCATAGGCCGGTGCGCCAGCCTTCGACACATCATCGAGGTTGCTCGTTGAGGCGTTGAACTCATACAGCTTCGCGGCATCACCGGCAAACAGCTTGACGTTGCCGCTGTTGTCTTTCGCCGCAAAGATGCCTCGGATTTTGCTGTCTGCCGCGTTTGACAATTCAACAAACTGCGGCAGGGATCGATATCCAGCCGCCGCAGGGATCACATTTGTCGCCGTGACAACGCCAGCGTTTTGGTTGTCGGGCTGGTCAGGGAGCCATTCGCCAAACTGTATCATTGCGCCAACCATACCTCGTTACCAGTTGCGACTTGCGACCAGACTTCTGAGCCAGCCGCAACGTCCGTCCATTCTTCCGCGCCCTCTGAGACAACAGACCAGTCTTCTCCGAGGATCGCCCCCGTCATTGTAGCAGACACGGTGAAGGTTGAGGAACCTACGCCAGAATAAACTGCCACAATAGCCCCATCCGCGGCCACTGAGACAGATGCGGAGCCGTCCGCCTTATAGACTAGGTTGCCAATCGCAGAGGCCGTCAGAGACGCCTCGGCGGAGCCGGACATAGTCCTGATCGGTGTAGAC